TTAATGTACCCGTTAATCCGCCTATGTTTATACCTTCGCGAATATTTGCGGCCTGTAAGCCTGCGATATCCGCCTGGATCCAATTGACGCCGTTCAGATAATGCCCATTGCGTACCCCCAAACATATCACGCCGCCCCACGCACTTACATTCGTTGCATAGGCTCTATCACTTCCTGATACATCTGCATTCTGAATCGCCATATTTCCTGTCATTTTGACACCGTTACGCCAATAGGTCTTACCAGGCAATACGTGGCCTGATTCAGCGCTAGCGTCTCCAGTCCATACTGTCCACGCATCTCCCTGGACACCAAGAACAGTATTTCCGGCACTTATTTTGAGAGAATTAAGTCCGATTGCATTAGCCATTTTGGATTGTTCTACGCCTAATAACGTATTCCCTTCAATGTATCCTGGTTTATTATTATAACGTATTTCTGCCCGCGTGACTCCATCGGTATTTGTAGAAATAAAAGCCTCATCTCCTACAATTACTTTAGTAGCGTTACCTGTAGCATGATTTACCGTCGATTCAGCTGTTAGATTAGGCATCGTGCCGGTACCGGGTTCACCATCTGTATCATGTGTAATGGCCGTATAATTTTCTAACACATGCTGCCTGTAAGCGGTAAGTTCGTCACTATCCGCGTTCCCACCACCGCCCAGCATTGGTATTACTTTTCCCATAGCCTCACGCTCCTTCCGTCAAAATCTGAAAATCTACTGCCGGCTTCTTATATGCCTTAAAGGTTATTTTCCCATCTGCCACCCCATCCGGATTACACATCAGGTACCCTGCCGCCTTGTTCCAGGCTTTCACCTGTTCTAATGTGGCATTCGCCGGAATGTAAACTCCAATCACCTTGATATCATCAGCCACGGTGATCCCCGCAGCGTCTACTGCCTGAGTGAACGGGTAAGAACCGCTCCAGCCCGCGGCCGTAAGCTTTAATATCCGGCGGTTTCCCAGTTTATTCACGGCTTCATTTGTTGCATTTATGTCGTTGGCTCCAAACAGATCACCTTCCTGGGTATACACCGTCTCATCCGCAATTCCCGATGTTCCATCTGCATTTGCCGTAATCCGGTACTTTCGGGCTCCGTCGAATAATGCATCTTTGTAATTCGTCTTTAACTTCACTAAATAACGCCTCCATTCAATGTAAACGCCAGTATCTTCCGACCATTCAGTCTACTTTGTATATTACTGTAGATAAGTCTGCACGCCTCTTCAATTCGGTTGAGTTCCTGCCAGTCGATAAATGGCTGATTGTCATAAAACGTCTTCTGATTTCCTACTGCAAATGGATATGTTCCAGCACAAATACGCCCCACATTGGTTTCAAACCGGTTGATCTCATCTGCATAGAAACTATAATCCTCATATGTTTTATCCGCTCCCATATCTTCCAGCGAAAATTCTGGCCAGAGAATAACCGCCTGAGCACGAATCTCATTTAAGTTCCCCTTTATGCGGTTATAATCTTCAACATTGAAAAAATCACTTTCCTGCCAGTCTGTCTTGGGTGTCTGCCACATAGCCAATTTCCCTCCTTGCTTTTATCGTTCCGCTTAGCGCACCATTAAATTTTAGCGTATGGTCATACACCCGCAGGAGCAGGCCCGGCACATATTTATTTTCCAGGAATGCTATGTCGTTGGCGTCAATCCTCGGTTCCCCGCGGTACTGAAGGTCATACTCCCGGTCTGCACGCATGTAGTCTCCGACCCAGTCCGCCAGATCAGCCGCATGAACGACATCGGACACCAGCGGGTTCTCCCACTGTTCCAATCTCCCGGTTGGATTCAACCGCCGGCTGACTCTGGCCTGTGTGACGATATATTCCCGGCCTGTTATCAATACTTCACATGCCCCTGTAACGCCTGTCAGTTCTACGGTAGCATAATAATTGCTGCTGTCCACAATCACCGCCGTCTGGCCTGCCTGAGGCTCTGTAATCGTACAAGACAGGTCATAAGACGGGGCTGAAAAATAGATCGTATACCGGTTATCCGCGGCGCTCACGGTGACGGTCTCTTTCGCCAGTTCCTTCACCTCAACGCCCTGGCCATAGAAGGTCCGGACCACATGCAGTTCCCTGACTTTGGGAAGCTGTGTCCCCTTTGGCGTCTTCGTAAGTTCGTGGCCGTATTCCAGCATATAATCCGTGCTGTCCCCGAAAATGATGTTATTCAGTATCACCCGGTTATACGGACAGCCTTTCGTGAATTCCAGAACCAGCCGGTCAAACTCCGGAAACTCGTGACTGATAACTGTCATGGCTGTCAGCCCGGATACCATATAATCTTCCCGCAGCTCCCCGGCTAGGCTGGCGTGGAAAATTACCGTGTCCGGATTGTTCCGGCCAAACTCTAAAGTCAGTCCGAAGCATTTATACCGCGCTTCCAGGCTGATTTCTACGGCAGGATTAACCGCAAACGTCCCGTCAGCGCCGGCCGCAGCCTCCGAGATATAACCGGTGTTTAGATATGCCTTCCCTGTCTCTTGACGCGGAAGGAAGTACTGTGTCGGCTGCACATCTGTATAATCTCTGGCTGTCATGGCGTAAGATTGTTTGGCCTTCTTATCCAGAACCGCTCCGGCATGGCTGAAATACGCCTCATTGTCAGATGCTGCCTCCATGTCCGGTACAAAACTCGATTTCATAAAGATATTTCCGCTCCGGTCCTGATAGAGGATACAGCGCCCGGCATTAGCAATTAATTGCAGCGCTTCCTTATGGGATACCACCGGCATCGGATTACATATCGACACGTCCTTTAAATAGTTGTCCAGCCAATATGTCCGGCTGTCCACGCCGGCGTCCTTCAGCACATCAACGGCCAGATCATACAGGCTGATTCCTTCCGGATGATACCGGCCCCGGTAATACGTCCCGTCCAGATCCTCAAACCGGTCCGTCGCCGAAAAGCTCATTTCTTCATCATCTGCTGACCATTCCCTGAGATACACCGTTGCACCCGGCAGCCACTCCACCGTCCCGTTATCCAGTTCCTGGCCGTACAGAACCTTGACCTCCTGCCCGGTTTCCAGGAAATTAACTGTACTCTCCTCATTCTCCACGTCGTACGCACGGTCTTTGTTATCAATTGTCATATCAAAATCCAGCGCCGGCAGTTCTTCCATGACCGGGCTGATATGCTCTTTCTTTGTGGCTGAAAGGATTTTCCGGTTATCAAAATAGATTCCGATTCCCATGGTCAGCTGGTGGATCCTGAATCTGCTCTGTCCATTGGCCATGGAAGCCGGCACAAACCGCAGGAATGTTGCTCCCTCAAAAATTTCTTCTGTCACAAAATGTTCCGTGGCATTCCCGGCAATCTCCACGGTCTTATTATCAGACTCAATCCGGAAATCTACTGGGTATGCCCGGCCAAACTCGACCGTCAGCCCCTTAATGTCATATCTGATGGGAAACTGTATCTCTATGGATCCCGGAAGCTCCTCCGACACAATTCCCTGATTGAGGACTACATCCTCCCTGGCCCGCGGCAGGAAATACATGCTGCCGTCCACCGCGGTGTAATCCTGATCACAGGTGGCATACAGCTCCTGCACCTGGTAATTATCCAGGGGCCATTTCAGGTTGCTGTAATAGGTGTAATTTTCAGGGTGCGGCACATAGGCCGATGATTGCGCTTCCTGGTTAATAACACCGATTGTCACCCGGATATAGGACAATGGGTCCCTGTACTTATTTCTCATAACCTCTTTATACGCCTGGCTTGCCATCTGCATTACTCCATCACCCCGCAGTCAATAATGTTTACTTTACAGTCCTTGTATAACGTCGGCAGGCCAGAAGGGGCGAACTCCACCGGCGTCGCCGTCCGATTCCCCGGGTACATCCGTATGGTCATCATGCGGTTATGCACCATATCGGGAACTTTGGCCGTCACCACGAACTTATCAAACTCCTGGAGCATGGTTGCCCAAGTCTCAGCCGGTAGAAACTTCCACTGGAGATTTTCAAACTTGTACTGGTCGCGGCCTACACGCTGGCCGATAAATTCCCCCAGTGCATTCTTCCCGTCACTCACGTTTGTAGCAACAACCAGATTTCCCCCAATGTCGGGAGCCGGAAACTCCCGGTCGTTGATTGTAATGACTGCCATACAGCACCGCCTCCTTTACGTTGTTCTTAAGGTGAGTCCGGAACGCTTTTCCAGATCCACCAGTTTCTTTTTAATCTCGCGGATATCAATGTTCACAGTCAAGTCCAGGTTCTCGATCAGTTCAATGATCTTTTTGAGCAGGTCAATCATGATGATTAAGTACTGCTCGCTCATGCCGTCCGGTCTGGCTGCCATTGCAACGGCCTTATCAACCATATCCCGTACTCTCCCGGTGTCTTCATAGCCAGGACTCGATGATCCCACCATTGCCAGACGCGGCGTTACATTGCTTGTCATACTCCTTATGCTATTAACCAATGGTGTAATGGCTGCTCTCATGCCTCCCTGTACCGCCTGCGAGATTCCCTGGGTAATCTGCATATTATTGGCAACCGCTGCCTTACCGCCCCACTTACCAATCATTTCAGGATTGCCATTTTCATTTGCAACAAACATCTGCCCAGATTTTGGGAAACCTCCTGTCGCATGGCCTTTTACACCTGGACCGCTGCTGACATATCCGGTGTCCTTTCCGGGCCCGGAGTTGTCGCTGGCGCTTTCTTCTTCAGCTTCTTCTTTTCCTCGTTTGAACAGATTCTTTGCGCCATCTACAATACCGTCCCAGACACTTCCTACAAAATCTGCAATGCCGCCCAGCCAGTTTTTCACGTCTTCCCAGATATTGCTCATGCCTTCCCAAAGTTTGTTCATGATGTTTTTTCCGACTTCCAGCATTTCGTCAAGATTGAAGATGTCCTTGATTTTCTGCCAGATTCCGTCGAACCACTCTTTGATGGCATTCCACTTCTCTTCGATGGTGGTCTTTACGCTATCCCAGATCTCGGACAGTTGATCCTTAATACTGTTGAATATCTCTGATGCTGAGTCTTTTAAGCCATTCCAAAGGCCGGAAGCAAATTCCTTAATCTTCCCCCAGATTGCTTCCCATACGCCTTTGATCCCCCCCAGTACTGTACTTATAATATTACTTATCGCAGTCATCAGGGTATTTGCCAGGGTCTTCATGGCTTCCCATATCTGGCTGAAAAATGTCTTAATTCCGTTCCATGCTTTATTCCAGTCACCAGTAAAGGTGCCGGTGATAAAATCCATCAAACCGCCCAGCGCGTCGAAGACATGGCCCAGAGTCTCGCTTATTCCTTCCCACCAGTCAAAGAACATGTCAACCAGCCCTGACAATGCATTGCCAATGATAGGAGCCATTGTCTCAATAAACCATAAAACAAATGGCTTAAGGAAATTTTCCCACACCGCCGTTATAGCATCAGCGACTTTACCGGTGAATTCAAGAAACTTATCTATAAGAGGGCTTAAATACTGTTCATGAAATTCTTGAAATCTCTGAGCCATTTCTTCAATAACCGGAAGAATGTATTGGTTATACGCTTCAAGAAGTTTTTCCACAATCTCCGTGAAGCCTTCTTTGAATGAATTAATCATGGGAGCTACTGAGTCATCATATGTTTTCTTTAATCCATCAAAGCACTCATCTACAATAGACTTAACTTCCGAAAATATCGGTTCAACTGCGCTAAAAGTATCCTCCAGCGTCTGCTTTATCAAATCTTTATTTTGGATAAAAGGCACAGTTATCAAATCCAGAACATCAGTCGTAAATTTTCCGATTAGTTCCGTAACTCCCATGAATGCGGAAGAAAATATACCTATAATATCAGCGGCGACCTGCTTTGCACTGTCACTCCGGAACGCCTCAAAAACCGTTCCCCAAGCTTCACTTACCCGACCAACAATATTGGTGATATCTGACCCAATATCAAACATGGATATCAGATAATCCTTAATCCTCTGGCTGTTCTGTTCTAAAAATTTCGATATCCCGCCCAGCAGATTATCCGCAATTGACGCACCCACGGAAGCCATGCCTCCGGCGACTTTCCCAAGGTTAAAAACAAGACTGTTCAGGAAATTATCTGCCGCAGAAACAACAGCCGGATCCAGAAATATGTCTTTTAAACTCTGTCCGATGTTACTGATGGACTGCTGGATACTGTCTAAAACATCTTTGTTGCCAAAGGCAATATTAAATCCACCCTTAAACAGACTGGAAAGCTCTCTGGCCTTATCGATGAGCCCCTGGTACTTACTGTCCATTTCGTCTATAGCTGAGGTGTCAACCTCACCCATATCAAACTCATCAGCAGTATACCCGCCGCCCGCTCCTCCATCGGAGCCACTGCTGTCTGGTGCCTGAATAATATTAAGCTCGTCAATGCCACTTGTGGCTCCCTTGATATCTTTCGCGGCCTTCTTTGCGGCATTTCCTGCTCCTCCCATGGCAGCACTCGCATTATCCGCAGATCCGGCTATATCCTCCATGCCTGTAGCCGCAGCGGATACACCTCCGCCGGATTTCTTGCCAGTGATCAACTCTGTGAATGACTTGAAAGCATTGGCCAGGCTCATCAGTTTACTGATTATGAGGTTAATAACCTTAATAACAGGAGTCAGTACATTGATGAGCCCTTGGCCGATCGTCGCCTTTAAGCTGTCAAACTGAAGTTGCAGGATACGAACCTGATTCGCCCAGCCGTCACTCGTCCGGATAAAATCCCCGGAAGCCAGGGCCAGCTGATCTGTCACGAACTGATACCGTAATGCTACCTTTTCAGCCTCGGTCATTTTGGCCGTAACTTTACCGTATCCGTTTGCCATGGCATAAGCATCGAGTGCATTCTGGGTCATGACAATTCCGAGATCTTTCAAGACCTCAGTTTCTCCGGTGAACACCGCCTTCATTTTGGTGTATGCTTCGTCCTGGCTGATGTTGTAGAACGACGCAACGTCTCCAGCCAGACCGGTAAGGGCCGTAGACATCTCGTAGGCTGCCTGCTCGTTGAATCCGAGGCTTTTGCCATAGCTCCGAACGTGCCGGTAAACTTCTTTGCCATCGTTTCGGACAGGCCAAAGGATCCCGCCGCATTCCGGGCAAACTCATCTACCTTTTTCGACATACGGGGGAATGTCACGTCAACAACGTTCTGAACCTCGGCAAGATCCGATCCCAGTTCAATACAGGAAGCCCCGAAATCTATAATCTTTTTAACTGCAAATGCGGCAGCCAGGGCGGCGCCCGCTTTCTTTGCCATACCCTGAATGCCGGCCATCTGCTTCTTGAAACTTCGATCATTTACTGTAAGGTCAAGACCAATTTGTCCGACGCTCTCAGCTGCCATACTATCACCTGCCTCCCATTACCCTCCACACAGCCAGGCCATCTGCCGCTCCAGATATTCCATCTGCTGGCCGTATGCCTGCGGGCTCATCTGTGCAGCCTGACGTTTATGCCACTCATCGTAAATCCGCTTCTGGTCTGTGGTAAAATGCTTAATTACATCTTTATCCGTCTCTGATCGGATCGCCACGATACGCCCCAACACGGTCTCCGGATCGATTCCGGCCAGAAGAGATTTAAACTCATCCCAGCTGACCGACTCAAATTCTTTCGTCCTTATTCTCAGCCCATACTGCGACAGGAAACTGGAGATAATCAAATCCCAGTCTTCAAACAGATCGTAGTACGGGTCACTGCTCCCCCCGGCTGTCACCATCAGTATCAATAATTAAGCCAACAGCCGCTTCTACTACCGTGACCAAATCGTTGAAGTTCAGCTTCATCTTCTCGATCTCTCTTTGGGACTTCTCCGGGAACATCATCTCGTACATATCCACGATTTCCTTCGGCCCCGGATCACCATTTCCCATCAGCCCCATGACCTTCAGCATGGTGGGGGCATCTGCGTTGACCTCCAGTACCTTCCCCCTGATTTTAAGGGAAGGGTTGCCATCAAATGTAAGCTTATCCGTAATATCAATTATCTTTGCCATGTTCTAATCCTCCTTATCCTGCTGATTTCGCCGGTTTCGCCGGAGTAAAAGTTGGCTTGCCATAGCAGACCACTTCAAATTCCAACGCATCAAGTGCCGCGGTGTCTCCGCCTCCGGGTGTGGTCACATTAATAACACAGTCAAACGCCAGCTTTGCGCCAGATACCATTTCCCATTCAAACTTTGTCATTGCATCGCTGCCCATAGCCATAAATAAACCAGCTATATAGTCATTTCCCGGATCGCCAACACTTCTCTTCCCCTGGAAGGAAAAGCTGAGTTTCTTGCCGACTACTGCGCTTTTCGCCCAACCTTCCGCATCCATGGCGTACCACTCATCTGTTGTGTTGTCGATGGACGGAGCGAAATTGGTTAAATCCTTCGGAACTGCCATATCCTGTTCTACGCTGCTTAACCCCTTCGTCCCGAACTTAAATTTATTATTGTGTACTTGAATTACTCTTGCTGCTTCTGACATTTCTTGTTCCTCACTTTCTCTGATATACAAAATCCAACCATATCACATATTCGTATACACCCTTATCATCTGTCCCCACGTCAACCGGTTCGGGCACCTGAAGAATGATGCAGTGAATGGGCGTATCCCCTATGGATAGGCTGGATACATTTTTAAGTTTCTCATATAACTCATAGGCAGCCTGCTCTGACGCCTGCACGCTCTTATTCCAGTGGATCAGCAGGGAGATTCGCCGGATATCATAACTGCTGTATTCGTAGCCTCCCAGAGCCATCACCGGAGGGCCGCTGTCTTTTCGGTGGTATACACCGATGGAACGTTCTTTTTTACTGTTTAGCTTGCCGATATAGACATTGCTGTCCTCGGCAATTCTCAGGCTTGCAATATATCCCCGGATATTATCCAGTGTCAGCATCATACACCACCTACTCTCTTATAAAACTGTTTAAATGCGTTCTTTGCAAAGTCTTCCTGTTTTCCGCCTTTCAGCCATGGCGCATACCACTCACCACCGGCAAACGGATTCTCGTCTGTCTGGTAATCATATTCCGGATGATAGTAAAGCCGGCGGGCATACGGCGTACTAGAAACCAGCCTCACCCTTCCATGTCTGGAATCTCCATAGTCTACAAAGGTTGCATCTTCTTCCAGGTAACCGCTGTCAAATGGCATCACCTGCGCCTGTACCACTTCTGTATGGAGTGCTTCCGCTGTCATCTCCAAGGCAGTCACTGCGGCTTGGGTAAGCTGCTTAATCCGTGGGAAGTTCATCTTTACCGATGATTTTACCTGCATCAGATCACCTCCAGCTGGCAGAAATTAACCGTTCCGTCTGGATTCCTTGCCTTCATTCCCTGTTCAATCCGGCGTTCCTGACCGAATACTGTCACCGTGCCTCCACTAAGTGTTGGAAAGTCCGGCGCGATATCCCCCGGAAACATGGCCGTGCCAGTGATCTGGATCAGTTTCTTTTCCGTGGTCAGTATCGTCTTTGCCCTGTCCTGAAAGTTACATTTTAAGTCCAGGTCCACTACTTGTTCCGGTTCGCCGTGGTTATTCACGTCTTCAGACTCCAGATGGACGTGTATATCTACCTTGCAAAGCTGTTTATGGACCAGACATGGATATTTCATAGTCTCACCTCGCTAACCGGCAACACAAACCTGTCTGGGACAGTAGGGCGTATGTATCGCGCTTCATTGCCACGCCCTTGTCCGTGTAGACGTTCCAACTCTGTCCAAACTGGACTGATGCCCCATTCAGGCTATAGCTGGACAAGATTGTGCTGATCTCGTCGGCATTCTCATACTCAAAATCTGCCTGCTGGCAGACAACTTCCTGTATGGTTTCTTGCTGAAAGGCCGTCAAATTGGAAAATCCCCGGCCCACAATACGGTTGTAGGTCAGGGAATCAATGTGCCGGCTGGCCTGCTTAAGGGCCTTGTCCAGTTCGTTCATGGGGATTACTGTTCCCTTATATGCGTCACAGTAGTACTCACAGGTGGTATAAGGTTCATAGAGCATAAGGCACCTCCTATGTGACAGACCATGTACCGTCTGCATTAGTTGCTGTCTTAGGTGTCTCCCCGTCCTTAAATGTAAATGATTTCGTCTTGCTTGGGACGTCCTCAAATACCTTGTCTTTAGCATTGTAAGTCACTCCAGATAAGGAGATTTCCTTAACTGCTCCTGTTGCGGCATATCCAACAGTAATAAGTCTGTCTGGGAAGTTGCTGTCCCCGGCATCTGGCGTGAGTGTCCCATACCGGACTGTCTCACGCGCTCTCAGATATGCCTTGTTGTCTGCGTCAGAAAGACTATCTTGCATGACGTTCCCTTTGTGCTTCCCTGTATATTCCCCGGCGGTAGCCAGTCTCTCCCCACTGACAGGAGAGCCGGAAGGCCAATCCACATTTCCATATTTCATTTCGTTTGGCATAATGCTCCTCCTTACTGCACCTTGATCTTGCGCATAATACCGGCTGCCTTGGTTGCCTTAAGGGCCGCGGCCGCCAGCATCTCAACCTCACCCTTCTTTACTGCGCCGGCTTCCTCGAACTTCGGCAGCCACTGCTTAATAGGGAGGCCTCCGGAAGGAGAAACCGCGTGGAATCCATCCAGGGCAATCCTTGCCGCATACAGGGACGTCTCTCCTTTTGTGCCGGATGACGTGTCGATGGATACAATCGGATCGTTGGAACCGCTCTTTGCGCCGAAATCTACCAGCGGAATATCTCCGTAGCTTTCAATCTGCTGGCCGAAATCATTCTTCGTTACCTGGTACATCCCTGCCCTGCGAGCGCATGCCCGAATTTTCGCAATTAATTTCAGGTTACCGCCGATAAAATCCGGCTTGCCGTCCAGACCCATCAGGAACTCGTCCAACTGGTCCAGAAACAGTTGATAATTTTCGGTCACCTTGGCTGTAGTGGAAAGGTCAATTGCCGCGCTGGGCTTGTACTCTGTGGAGCTTCCAGTTACAGCCACATCCAAGCCGTCAAAACTCTTTTCATTCTTGCTGGAATCACCAATAATCAGTGTCTCGGAAAACAGTGCGGACGCAGACTTTATCTTCTGCTGCATCTGGAAGGTCACCTCATCATCCACGCCTCCCATATCCGCAATCACACGGTCAATCTCGAATGCGCCTCCAAAAATCTTAAGATCTGTGGTGTACTTCTGTTTCTTGGCCTCGTCCGCCGTATATTCCGCATTAACCGCGCGGAAACTGGCTGTAGATGGTGTGATCACCCGGTAATACCCGTAAGTCATGGTTGCCCCGCTACCTACGGGAGAAACGCAGTCGTCAAAAATCATATGATCCATTAAAAAACTGGACTTACGGAATTCATCAATGACCGCCATAGACAATTTGTCCTGTGTCTTAAGTTTTGCCTGTGCTAATGTTACTGCCATATCCTATACCTCTTTTCTTATTTTTTAAGTGCTGCTGAAATAGCGTCTTTCAGCGTCATTGGTTCATTTGTTATCTGCTGGCCTGCGCTGGCTGCCCCCACCTGAATGAAACCCGTAGTCCCTGCCGCCTGCGGTTTCAATGCCGGTACATCTTCCAGTACCTTATTGATCGCATTTTTCAGCGACTCATCATTGATCTTCCCGTCCTGCCCCGTGACCTGGCTTAAATCTGCCATTTTGAGGACATATGGGATTGTCTTTGCATCGAGACCGAGGCTAATGGCAGTAAGCGTTGCCTCTTTTTCCAGCATCGCCTGCTGAGCCATGGCCTGGGCCTGCGTGACCTGCGTCTGAAGAGCATTGACATCCGGTTGGGAAGCTGCCTTCTGATGTTTAAATGCTGCTATGGCCTGCTTCATCTCTTCCTCAGACAGCCCCTGCTGCTTGAAATAAGCTTTTAAGGCAGTGTCTTCCTTCGCTGCCAACGTTCCTTCAAGCATCTGCTGAATCTTCGTGTAATCAACCGCTGGAGGAACGTTCTGCTGCCCTCCTGTAGCTGAGGGGATCTGCTGTCCCTGCGCTCCTGCTGTCGGTTCAGCTCCAGCGGCGCTTCCTGCTGACTCTGCAAAAAACTGTAAATTCATCTTTCTCATGATTTTATTGCTCCTTTCCATTTCTAAGAGTGTCACTCTCTGTTACCTGATCCATTGTCATCAGTGTCACTGGCCGCGCACCTTTTAAGGCCTTGTCGCGTTTGGGCATAAAAATAACACGTCAGGATAATCCCGCATGTTCTAATCATTTCTTTGTGATAGATTTCCCACGTATTTTCTGTCTTGCGTCATCTACAAATTGCTCTACTTTCCTCTGAGCCTCATCATAAGACATCCCCTGCATTTCCATATATGTGCGGATAAGCTCCTGCTTGGATTCCTCCGTCTTTTTCTTGGACGCTTCCAGCTGCTTCATCATTTTTTCTGTTTTGGATTCTTTTTTCACTTCAGGATTAGCTTTTAAAGCTTCTGTCTTTCTTTTGTTGTCATCCACTATATCCTGCCAGGTATTGGCTTTCTGCTTATACTGCTTCCGGTTATCTGCATCCAAAGAGTGTTTTTCCAGCCGCTCATATTTCTCTGCCTGCCTTGCAGCATACTGCCGCTCGGCATCCTGCTTATTGGCCTGTCCGACCGCCTCCAATTCCTTCTTTGTCCACGTATCGTCGGCTGTGGATATCCCAGGGAAATAGGTTGTATGGCTGTCCTTACATCGCGGGTGATATAAACCAGCGGCTATGGCCTTACTCATAAGAGGATACGGGCCGTCAGACTTCTTTCCGCCGCTCCATACATCATCAATCAACACCTTGCCACAGAACGGAAGGCACTTCGGGCACGGATTGCCACGCTTGTTGACGATTACGGTAGCAATCCCCCATTCCTGCCGTTTCTCCCCTTCCCCGGTCAGATACGCCCGTTTGCTAGCCGTCCTAATTGCCATATCTGCATAATCCGCCAGGGTATGACGGGCTCCGTTTGCATACTCTACACATGCAAGACCACGGGACAGCATATCCTTTGTAGCCATATCCACAGCCTTCTCGTAAGTGCCAGCGCCGGTATTCGCATAGACCTGAGCGTTGTATATTACCTTCCGGTACTCATCATTAGCTTTCCTGAGGATTGCTGTCTCTGCCCGTTCCATATCGTTTGTTGTGGCCTCGATCAGTGCCTCCAGCTTCCGGTTGTTTAGACGGAAGAACTCTGCCGCGGTACCCTGGGAAACTTTATTTGCGCCGGCAAATCCATTCTTAATGGCGTTCAGGATCCGGATCTCTTGCTGCATATTCCCAGTCTGCCTTGCCTTGTAAAGGATTTCTCCAATCTGACCATTAATATCCTTAAACTGCTTTCCATATCGTTTTTGGTTGGCTTTTTTATACTTCTCCAGGGCTTTTAGCTGCTCTGCCTGCCACATGCTCCACTGGATCCCCTCATTGTTTTCCCATGCCCGGTGACGGTCCATATTACGGATCATGGAAGCGATCAACTCGTCCTCGATCGCCTCGAAGGCGGCGCCGATATCATAATCCGCCAACAGCATCACCTCCCGTTTGCATATACTTTGAATCCCTGCGCCTTAAACTGCCGCGTTAGGTTTTTAAGCTGAGTAACGCTCGTACACTTATCGCAGCGCAACTCCGCATATCCCTGTTTCTCAATCGCGTAGATTCCGAAAGGGACCTGCTCACTTGCCGTCTGGAGTAAGCCCTGGTATTCCTTCTGGTTCATCTGGTACAGGTGGTTCATTACTTTGACCTTCATCTGACCTACCTCCTTCCGTGTTGACCATGAAGCCACCGGCAGCCATATTCATGCCTGGTTCCTCAACCTCCGTGATTCCCTGCTCCGCTTTCAGTCGCTTTACTTCCTCTGCCTTCCACGCTTCGTCCTTGCTGTCTCCCCACATCTCCTCGACCTGTGCCTCAATACTCATAATACTGGATCCAGGACGGGCCTTAGCCAGCGTCTCGACCTGGCTCTCAAATGATGGATTCGCATATTCACCGAATGGGATCTCTACCTTCACCTCCTCGATCGGCTGCTTCATCAGGATATGGCAGGCGTTGATGCAGGCCGATATCACTTCCGGCAGTTCCTCTTGCAGAGCCTCCACAATGGCGTTACGGGTGTACAGCGTGGCTTTCTCCTTCTCACGCTGCGCCTCGGCATTGTCCAGCTTCTTAACATCAATACCGAGAGTAGAAGGACTTATGATCCCCTGCAAACAGAGGTCTAAAGCCGTCACATAGCTGGCAAGATAGCTCTCATGCGGGATATCTGGCTGCTCTGTTAGAATCTGGTTCTTTCCACCTTCACCCATGTTGTCGTCGCCGGCAATGAACCGGTTATCAAATGCACTCGCCTTCAGCAGCTCCCCGGTTTCCGGATTTCGTGGAATATATGACTCTGGAATGTATGTCCTGGCCCTTCCTGCCCGGAGCGCGTCCATCCATTGCGACCAGGCCTCATCAAATGCATCGAAGCTGTCCAGTTTGCCGTCAAAAATAGAGCCACCACGACCCTCGTATTTCGTGCTCTCATACACCTTGAGCGGCACTGCCAGGATCACCGTCTCGTCAAATTTCCAGTCGGATATATTCCGCGTGGCTTCGATGGTCTTCATGTCAACCTCGCGTTCTCCCTTATAGAGCTCATTCCGGATGTATCCGTAACCATAATGCTCGTAGAGGACATACTGCTGACGATGGTCCATATATGGTGTTTTAAACACGACCTCTTTTAGCCGGCCACGCTCCTGTATGATCTCGATCCGCTCCCCCGGATACCATTCCAGGATCGGGTACTGGCTCAAGTTTGTGTCGATCGTCACCTTGTAGGCGCCATCACCAATATACAATACTTCCTTAACAGACCGCTCCAGGGCCTTCCTGAACTTATTTTCCTTCTCTATCTCCTTCCAGAGCTGTTCCTGTGCCGGACTCTCAAACTCAAAATCATTCATATCGGCCAACACAATCCCGGAGAGGATCCGCACGATCAGACCAGGGAGGCCCGTATGAATCTTCCGCATCTCCATGCCAGGTGTACATTTACTGGCCCAGAACTTATACTTATCCGCATACTCATTGACGCTCTGATACATCTGTTCCAGTTCGTTACTGTCCCCGCGGTACCAGATCCGGTTCCGAATCGCGTTGAGTTCAAAGTCCATTGTTTCCTGAATCTGTATGCTCTGCCCCATGGCCGGCTGGACATCAAGCCAGCTCCGGATCCCTCGTTTGATATTCTCGTTCAATTTCTGTGCCACCTCTTTTATGTGTATCGCCATATATAATCACCCGCCGTTTCCTGAATGCCTCTGCAACATTTGCATATCATCGTGCCGCATATGCCTAAAGTTTTGCTTGCGTCTACTGCCCCGCCCCATAGCTTCACAACTTTCCCGTTTACGTCCATTTGTGTAACTGGGCGCTTATGTTTCTTCGCATGGCCATAATAGTCAGTATTTCTTTTTGCTCTATCTCTTGCTGTTCCGTAGCAAATATTATATTTGCAATTACACCATTCCAAATTATCAACAGCATTATTTGTTTTGTTCTCATCGCGGTGGTTTATCTGCGAAAACTCGAATGGGTTTGGAATAAATGCGGCAGCTACTAGACGATGCACTTTGCAGGTTTGAGTTATGCCATCTTTTGATAATCTAATCTGCAAATATCCGTCCTTGTCTTTTACAGATTTCTTGATTTTTCCGACCAGTCTACGACCAGCACAATCAATTCTGTCAAGACTTCTTATCATTCCAGAATCGGAAACCTGATATATACCTTCAAATCCTTCTATATCTTTCCATTTCATTTCTCTGCCTCCTCAAATCCAATAAGCCCTCTGTATGGAATCCACCCATACTGCGACGCATTAATCGTATGGTCGTTACGATCCTCTGGAAGGTCCTTGTCTTCCTGCCAGCTGTACCGGTCTAACTCGCCCAGATGCTCCCTGCATGTATCTACAACCAGATAACAGCCCTGCTGGATCCAGCCCAGCATAAACTTGATACGGTCCAGGATCTCAACTTTCTTGTAGCTGTCGTTAAAGGTGTACAGGCTGCCATGAAGGCGCTTCCACTTCTTGAGCTCCATGATCGTGGCCTGGTCCGCACAATCAATAAATACATCTCTGGCAAGCCCCCATTCCTTCCGGTTGTGTTCCAGAAAGTCCAGGAACTTCCCTACGGCATCCGATGGCGCAAGAGGCTGCGATAGGTCCGCATTACTGTATACCTTCTCGTCCAACACGAACAGACGACGGTCCATGGTAATCCCCTGAAAGATCATGGCGATGGTATCAGGTGACTTGCTGGAGTATGATGTATCCAAGGCGGCGCTGAACTTCTTAAACTTGATCTTGCCGGACGCAATCTGTTGTCGTACCCATTCTGCACTGACAACGTGCTTCTTCCGGTCGAAGTTCGGAAAGATCAGCCCGGTTGCCTTCCCTCGCAATCCCTGAATCTTGTTCTTCCAGATCTTCGTGCCTTTCGGCGTGTTCGTCATAATCTGATCCAGCTTCTCCTTCGAGAGACCCAGGTTATGGGTAAAAGAAAAGAACCAATGCACCCAACCGGGTTTTGGTTCCTCTCTCAGTTCTTCTCTAATTTCTTGTGGTGTCTCTTCCTCCCATTCTGGAAGCGGCCTGGAGCAGTTGATATACTCCTTATAGACGTCCAGGCTCGGATCGTCCGGGTTAAGCGTCGCCATCATGTAATCACAACGCATAGATGCTTCCCGCACAAATTCAATGTCTGCTGTGTTGATCTCGTCGATGTACAGGCAGCCGTACTGGCCGCCAAGAGCCTTTTGCCACTTAGTCTTATCGCCGTATCCCATCACATATATGACCTTATCACCGCTGGATGTGTGAAACAGGATATGTGGAATTTTATCGTCCTTAGATCCGTTGCCGTTGTACTCAGCCAGGATCCCGAAGTCGTCAATGATTCCCAAATCCTTATTGATGATGTTCTTTTCGGCGGTGCCGGTATCCTTGGCCGCGATGATGTGCAGCTTTTTGGTGGACTGGGCGACCTTAAGCATAAACTTAAACAGGCCCACCGTGGTCTTGCCAGCGTAGGTAGTTAAGTTCCCTCAAGAAATTCGACGGGAGCATTACACTTTAGAAATGCTTTGTACTTCTCTGACAAAAGTAATCGTTCTGAACTCATGAGGTAGAACCACCTCCCCGCATCTGCCCGATCAGGTCGTCCAGCTTACTCTTTTCAGTATCGAGGCCGCCGGATAGATTGTTCTCCACCTTCGTGGTATAACCGTATTTGCTCATCCAGAGGCCGGCCAGCTGCGACGGGATCACCTGCAGCTCGAACTTGCGGCGGGCGTCTGCCTCGCATTCCTCTCTTATGCGCGTGACGATGTCCCCATACCTCTTTTTACTCGCATAAGTATCATAGAATTTCGACCGGGCTATTCCCAGGTATACACAGAATCCCTCAATCGTGTATGTAATGCTCCGCTTTAGTTTAGCAGATACGAACTCACTATTCTTGGAACTGAACTCATGGGTAAGAACCTCCTGGTCATCACATACCTGCTTGTACTCTTGCCATAGCCGTTCCATCTCCTCTGGAGACTTAATTTTTAATGGTCTTCCCATGAAAATCACTTCCTTTCTGTTTTTGGGATATAAGAAAAGCCCTCGCAATTAAGCAAGAACTTATCTACTATAGGGTTAAGTTTTTTTAGCGGCTATATAGCTTTGCAGGACTTCAAGCCACTTCCAGGGTAGAAAATCAGCCACCGACTGGTAAGAGCCGGCGGCCGTCAATATTTAGTGGAGGAAATCTGTTTTCAGATCTTCCAGTCTATACTATAACATTTCTAAGCAGAACATATAGAACAAATAGAACAAATTTTAATTATTTTCTAAAAATCTTCTATACTCCATTTTTATTCCATCTGCCGTCGAATTTCTTCCCAGCCTAATAGCTATTTCTCCCCATGAAAGCCCTTCAAAATACTTGAACCTTGTAATCCTCTGCATTCTCTGGGGAATCGTATTAAGCCAAGCCTCCACCTGTACCTTGATTTCCTCCGCTTTGGCCTTCCGCTCCTCCAATAATTGCTCATACGCTGCCAGTTCTCCCGGCTCCCTTGCCGCGGCATATACCATACCATGTATGTTGAAACTCTGTGCTGCATAAGGGAACTCACTCATAGACCCACGTACTCTATCCTGCACTA